AGTAGTCAACCAAACCGCTCGACCGCTTTAAGGCCGTACTGATCCTCACCATCAGGCATAAACCTTGCGTAATGTTTGAGCGTGGTGGTTACTTGGCTATGTCCCATTTGTTTTGCCAGCCAATTGATGTTTTCGCCAGCCGACAGCATGAATGACGCAAAAGTGTGTCGGGTTTGGTACGGGTTGCGGTAACGAATGCCTGCGCGTTGTAATGCACGTTTCCAGTCTCGCCAGATTTGCTCGGCTCCGTCATAGGCTTTGCCGTCTCGCATGAATATCTCTTTGCCAAGGATAAAGGTTTCAGCTTTTTGCTGCTTTAGTGCATCCAGGGCAGGGGGTAAAAGCTTGATGTCCCTCGTGCCGGATGTCGTTTTGGTCGTCTCTGCTTTGCTGGCGTCTTGTGTCTTGGCCTTATTGATTCTTGCAACACCTCGGATGAAATCAATATCGCCCCATTCTAACGCGACCAGCTCACTGGTGCGTAAGCCTGTCCAAATGGCAAACTGGCAAAAGTTTTTGAATGATCCGCTTAGGCTATTTAATAGCGTCTCGACTTCCTCTTTTGTCAGCGGGTCAACATGATCTTCTTTTGGTGGCTCGATCTTTTTGAACGTGAAATTCGTAAGCGGGTTGGTGTCGATGATTTCGTCATCTACCGCACATTCAATGGCTTGCCTAAGCGCAGACACCAGCTTGCGTATTTGGCGATTACCGCAGGTCAGTTTCTCGCAGTATTCGCGCACATGCCTGCGCTTGATGTCAGTCAGCTTCATTTTGCCGAATGCGCCATCCAGTTTTTTGATGGTCGTCGTCAGTGTGGCGTAGGTACTGGCTTTAGATGTCTGCTCGGTGCGATCCAGCAGCACTTTCAGCCAATGGCCGATTGTTTCATTGTCGGATAATGGTGCTTTTGCTTTGAAGCGTTTGCTGTTCGGGAATGAGGCTTGATAATCAAATGTACCTATTGCAATTGAATCAATAATCTCATCCCTGAACAGGGCTAATCTTCTAAGATTGGAAGGCGAGGGCTTGCACTTAATTCTCTCTCGGCATCGCTCTCCTTCATACTGGAATTCGATTTCGATGCTAGATTCTGACGCCGCTTTGACGCCGCTTCCGTTTCGTGCCATTTATCCCACCAGCCAAGATTGATCAGGTATATTCGATCAGATAGCTTACGCCAAGCAATGTTTTCCTTCCAGCTATCATTACGACAATGCCTGAGCGCATAGTCCCGATGGATGCCGGTAAGGTCTGAAAACTTATCTACGGTTACCCAGTTTGTCATCTGCTCACCTCGTTCTGACGCTTAAACATAATCGCTTCTTCAAGTGTGTGAAAATAATGCCGTCTTATTCGCGTACCCGCGTAACGTTGGACAGTTGATTTTACGAAATATCTGTCTTTGTCTTTATAAACACCCTGAACCCCACTAGATAGAGTTTTCATGATTGCTCCGTCTCTCTTTATTGCGTCGTTTTAACTCTCGATTTATAAAGGTCGATTCGCGTTGACTGGTGTCGGCTTGGCGACGGTGCATCGAGCCTAAATAGTGCAATTGTTCATCGGTAAATATCTTGTACTTGTCTAACAATTGACTGGGCGTCATCACTCCACCTTCGCTTTTGCGATTGCTGCATCGGCTAAGTGTGCAAGCATGTGCGGCTGGTGGCCGAGAGGCGTTTCTTCCCTGTAGCGGATTAGAAGTTGTCTGATCTCATCCATATTTAATGGGCTTTTCGGAACATAGTGTGTTTGCACGGTTAAAATTCTCCATCTTCTTCCATCTTGATCAGTGTGGGCATGTGGACGCCATAGTTCAAAGATTCATCCGTCATGAAGCCCAGATGCTTTTTATCGCCTCTTTCTGACAGCAGCGATCTGATCGACTTGGATTCTCTTTTGTGCGCCTTCTCAGCAAACAGAATCTTAGTTCTGAGGGCTGAAAATGAGTATCCTCTTACGTTCCTATTCACAATCTTGATAATGCCGTTTACGCTCTCCGTGTAGGCATTCGTGATAGGGTGGTCGAAGTAATTGAATATCTGCTTTCTCCAGTTCTTCATAGCGCTTGTGAGCTTTTTGAAATGGGGCTTTATTTCGTCTTCTATGCCGTCACGCCAGCATTCGTAAAGGTCTTCCGCTTTTTGCTTTTCTCCGGCGTCCCATATGCCGTAATACGACTCTTTAGCGATATATGCCTTCTCCAGAAGCGGGTAGTTACTGATGATTCCAGACAGCTTGAAATGGTCTTCAGGCGACAATTCCTTGCTATGCCTAAGCATGACGAATCTATCACCCAGCATCGCTTTACGGCCTTCCGCAGTAAGCTCAGTTCTGATTGCCTTCCGCGCTGATTCCATGCCATCGCCAGCAAGACGCACTACATGGAATTTATCGATAACGATGGTAGCGTTCGGGAACATTTCCTTAGCAACCCTTGCATAAGGCCGCCACATATCCATTGTGACCAATTCGACTTTATCCCTGTCCTTCATGTCGTATAGGGCTTTAATCACCTTGTCCTGAGTCCTAAACTCAAACATTTCCACGATGGTGTTATGCTCGATATTGGTAACGACGCAGCGCATTTTCTTATTGATATGAACCTCATCGATTCCCAGCCAGCGCGGGGTTACAACCTTAAATTGCTTATTAAGCCCAGCAGCATAATCCTCGAAGATGTTGCGCACAGTCTTCTCATTTAAGCCCGTATCGTGCGCTACACTCGTGAATGTGTGGTCTATAGCCCGTTTGCTAACCCATTCCACCAATCGCTTTGTAGCCAGCCTCTTGTCGTCAATATCGGGTAATTCTTCCATGAAGGTCTTGCCGCAATCCTTACAGCGAAAACGCTTCCTAAGCACCCTGATAACGACTTTTTTGCCGTGCATTGGCGTATCGTTAACAAGCTGCTTTTTGATGCCGTGGCCGATTACATCGAACTTGAAGCAGTGGTGACAGAACAATGATTCCCTGGTTGATTCAGCCATGATCTCGTAAGCGAAATCATGCTTAATAACCTCGATCTCTTTTAACCATTCAAGATTGAGCATTAGCAGCTCCAATCCGGCGATTCCATATACCCAACAAGACAGGGCCAGGCGGCTCTCCGCATGAAAACACTAAAGGTGTAGAGCAGTGGCATTTTGAGCAAGCTATGAAATATCCATAGCTTTGCTTATCTAAGTCGTAATCGGCTTTGCTGCCACAAAAAGGGCATGGTTTGATGGAGTCGTCTTTCATGATTTGCTTCTCTCGTCTGCTAAAGCGTTTACTGTTGCAGAATGGAGTGCAGATAGTTGTTTAAACTGGTATTCAAGTGACTGTATTTTACGCTCAAGACCTTTTGCATAGTTCATCATCCCAATCACTGTCCAGCCGCCGTCAATTGCGTCTTGTGTAACACCTGCACAAATACGCTCAAGCGTTTGCCATCTTTCCCTTTCTATCGATGTAAAAGCATCAGTAAAAAGCGGTTTTATTTCGGCATCTTGTATATCGAGGTCGGCTTCGATTTGGGCAAGCTCAATTTCAACCCGCCTTACTGCGTAGGCGGTTCCAGATGGCATAATTTCCTTACTAAACAACGCCCATGCTACAGGACGGTGAACAATATTCTCACTCATAAAACACACCACAATCCGATTTTAGTTAAAAGCATTATGCTAACATGTTTTCTCAGGTAAACACACTAAAATCCGAATAGCCATTTAATGGAGTGGCGTATAAGGCCATGCCGTCAGGCAAAACAAGGGATTGGTTAATCAGCTTGATGCAAATCCGTCCACCGTATGTTCCGTTGATGTAGGCCACCGGCTCAGGCTCTTGGGCTGGCTCGGCTAGGTAGGCTTCAATTTCTCCGTACAGTTTCTCGCTGATGCCGTTGTTATGCACGGTTTCAAATGCTACTCGTGCCAGCAATTCACGTTCTTTGCTCATTCATCAGCCTCATCAATATAAAAACCATCACCAAAAATCAGCGGAATGGGGTCGTAGTTTTCGCCCTCGATTTCTTCGATTTGCTTTTGCAGATCGATTAAGCGCTTATAGATCGCGGAGACTTCTTCGTATTTTTGTTGGCCTTCTGTAAGAAGCGCATTGTGTAATCGTTTTAAATCGTTCAGTTTCATCTTTTATCCTTTGATTTCTTGAGAATCTTGTCTCGTTTATCCTGGCAGGTAGTACAACGTTTCTTTGTCCGACTCATTGTCGTTTCGGTCACATTGCAATCTAGGCAGGTGTATTTGCGCTTTGATAACGAATCATTCCACGACACCAAACACCTCCGGCGCTATCAGGTTTAAATGCCGCTCAATTTCAACAGCCACCTCGTAGACTTCGCTTTGCGCGGCTGGAATCTTGCGAAGCCGAATAAAGTCGCGCCATGCTTGAAAATTGCCTGTTGCGTAAAGGGCTGTCTCTTGAGCTTGCGGCAACACAAACCGCGCATCTTGCTTGGTAATTCCAGCCTCTCGCATTTTCTGGTAAAGCAGTCGGCTTTTTTCGACATGCTTGCCGTACTCATAAGCAAACAGACTGTGATCAATCGCATCTGGCACATGAAAATCAGCTTCGGATTCATCACAATACCTTGACGATCGGACTAGGTAATCAAGGTGCTTTGATCGGGTTAGTTGAGCTAGGCAAACGCGGCTGATGCCATCAATGTGAAAGGTGGCATAGGCAAACCTCAGCGTCGAAAGATGTCCCGATTTAACACAGTGCGCGGCTCGTTTAGCGTTGCTTTCGCTGTCTGTCTTAGCGTCGTAGCAGATGGACGCAAAGCGCCCTATTTTCTGCTCTGGATTTATGGTGTGATCGACTAAACTAATCTTCATGCGGTCACCCACTGGCTACAGATGAAGCTTTTAAATACAGGTCTAAGTTTGAAGTCACTAGCCGGTACAGGCCAATTTGCTTCGTTTTCTTCCTGTTCTTCTTTAGATTGACGAAACATCGCAAAGAATGTTTTCAGTTCTTCGGGATCGTACAGTTCAAACCGTCTTGAGTGTATTGAGTAGTAAGCCACTGGCTTAGGTGCGTCTATTTGATCCAGCAAAGACTTAAACATTCTTTTATCAATCGAGATTAACCGAAAGGCTTCTGTTCTATTGATCAGGTGATTAGGTTTTTTTTCATAGTGCTGCATGTTCTTTCCTTTTTTTAGCCGTTTGCTCTAGCCTTACAACGGCTATGAGTGATTTTTTAATATCAGCCGGTTGTGCTTTGAAATTTTCATGACGGTTTAATTTGGCTAGCTCACCGCGTGAAACCAACGCCAGGTTTTTAAGATCAAAGTTTTCTAAATCGTTGTCTAAGAAAACGATCACATGCGATGGCGGTATAGGGCCGTAATGCTGTTCCCATATCAGTCTTTGTTTGAGCCGATATTGCCGCATCCCTTCCGCCACCTTCACGTAAATGTAACCGTCTTTTGCACACTTCCTTTCAGACCCAACTGGTCGATGGTTAGGTGGGACAGTGCCAGGTTTAAAGCGTGTACCACTCCAACCAGTGCAGCCTTTTAAGCCTTTATTCCATGGCACTTTGCCCTTATGAAAGTAGCCACTATTGCTCATGGGTAAGTGCACGGTTGTCTTGGTAAAACGCGGGCATTTCTGGAATGACACCATGCTCTGACATCACGTTGATTGCTTCGATATAAGTGCGATTGTTTTCAATGATTGTCCTAGCGACATTCGCCATGGCATTACTTTTTGCAATCTGATCTTTCAACTCGTCGCCTTCTGCTTTGCCTAGCAAGATGACTTGGTGAAATAGCTCTTCGTTGAGGTCGGTAATATTCATTTAATCCTCACGCTCATGCCTGACTCGATCACCGCACCAGGGCAGCCCCCAGCCGCTTTGATTCCTGCTCTATCGACTGTTAATTCTGTCTTTGTGCGCCAAAATTCTTCTGGGATTAATGACTCGTCGACCACTTTTACGGCTGGTGGTGTATTAGCCAGCTTGACGCTTATTTCGCTGTTTTCGACCTTTAAGTGATCAATACGCAGCATGTTGTTCTTCAGGTAATCGCGCAGCCAAGACGCTTTTTGCTCTAACGCTTTCGCTCTTTCAGCCTGCTTCTTTGCCACCGCTTTGATGCCTTCAGCGTCGTGATCCAGCATGACAATCATCTTAGCCACGCTAATGATTTTGTCGTCGATTTCACCATCCAGACCTTCAAGCGTGTCTAGTGTGGTTTGGGTATCGATTTCGTTTTCTGGATCGGTTAAAAAATCCAGAACACGATAATAGTTTTGCGAGAGTTGGTATAAGGTTGTTTTCATTCGTTCCACCGTTTACAAGCGTTTGCTTGATCAAAATTGGCTGGAATATCCTTCTGGAAAAGACCGCAGAAGTTATCCAAGTAATGTTTACAAGATTGGCAATGAACAACAGGCATGGGAATTGGATTGATGTGTTGCCAATCCATACCTGGCCTTTGCCATGATTTAAGGCATTGTTCTAAGTGTTCCCATTCTCCGGGTAGTTCATCAATTAACGCTTGATGCTCGTCTATTTCACAATGCTCCCAGATGCGCTCGGGTTGATGGCCGTAGCGTTTGCAGGCATCAATAAACCGGTAAATGAATTCACGCGGCGTCATGTTTTAAATCTCGGTCAAATTGGTAATCCACAATCGTGGCGTATTTGCCTCGGGTGTCGAGTAGGATGGCGGTTGGTGATCTCAAAAATCCATCGACATTGACGCAATCACTGATCCCGATTTCTTTGATAATTGCTGCGCTCTCTAGCAATCTTCTTTCAACCCATTTTTTAGCCTTCTCCCTGGCCCATCCCATCGGATGAAACACACACACAAATTCACTGGCAATGCGTACCGGAAACAAATCTGAATCATTCCAGTAATCCACGCGCAGGGTGTCTGGCTTGCCATCTTTACCAGGCCAGCGTGAGTACGAGACACGATCCACGTTGACCCATTCAGGTTCGTAATCCTTCGATAAAATGGCCGCTTTGCTGGCGTGTTTCTCGATCTTCAATGCTGGTGGTGGAAACTCATAACCGCACACACAAGTTCTCAAAGACGCATGTACGATGGTTTCGCATTGTGGGCAAACCTTAACCGGTGCTTCGCCTTCGCCTTTGCCTTTTTTCTCGCGAATTTGAATGGCATCGATAGGGCCATGACGTTGGATATTGCCTGCATAATCCAGCACCAAACAATCATATTTGCCATCCGCCAAACGCATCCCGCGACCACCCATCTGCACGTAAAGCCCAGGTGATTGAGTCGGGCGCAACATGATCAGGAAATCCGTTGCTGGCGCATCAAAGCCGGTTGTTAACCCGTTGACATTTGCCAGGCAGCGCAAGTCTCCGGCTTTATATTTCACTAACAAATGATCTCGTTCAGACTTCGGTGTTTCACCTGATACCACCGCGCAAGTGATGCCGTGAGCGTTTAGGTAATCACTCACGTGATGCGCATGTTTGACCGTGACACAGAAAACGATGCCGCTTTTGCGTCCATCGATGCGGGGTATGGCATCCGCCAATGCGTCTTCAGTCACTGGGTCAACCAAGGCTTCCAGTTCTTCGGTAATGTATTCGCCGCCTCGTTTTTTGACGCCTGTGGCATCGATCACAAAGCCCACGCGCTTGGTGGTGAGTGGGCATAAATAGCCACGCTCCAACAAGTCGTTGATATGGACCTCAAGAGCAATGTCAGTAAATAACGCGCCTTCGCCTTTGTGCAATAAACCGCTGTCCATGCGATAAGGTGTGGCTGTCAAACCAATGACCGGCACCTTGCCGCATAAACGATTCATATCGTCGATAAATCGGCGATACATGCCACCTCCAGCTTTTGGAATGGTGTGGCACTCATCAATTAGGATCAATGAAAAATCACCTAATTGATGGGCCTTGTTGTGTACCGATTGAATGCCAGCAAAAATAACTTTGTTGTCTGTTTGCTTGCGTCCCAGTGAAGCCGAGTAGATACCTGGCTCGCATTGAGGGTACAGCGTTTGCAGCTTTTCATAGTTCTGTGCAATCAATTCCTTCTGGTGAGTCAACACCAACACGCGACGACCACCGAACCTTTCCAGCATGTCTTTGAT